AGAACAAAAGCCTGCGAGATATAGTACGGATGTATATCAATACCTGGGTGAACCTGTCCCGTGGCGAGAGTGCTGATATGTCAAACGGCTACACCAAGTTTGACCTGCACCGCTTCCACCTGCACATGGACCGCATTGATTACTACATCAACAGCTACATTGAGCAGGCTCTGCCTATCGACCTGCCCGAGTCTTCAGCATACGAAGACGCGAATTGATAGATGCGTAGCTTCGTGAAGAAGCCACTGAAATCCACTGGCGGGAAACCGCCAGTTCAACCACTGGAGGAGACTCCGGTTAAACCAGCAACAGGAGTAATAGAAATGGCTAAACCAGAAGATGGCGCCACCCCTGAGCGCACCGTACCGATGGAGATTATTATCAAAGTTGGCTCGGATATGTGGAGCGAGCGTAAGTTCATGCTGTACGAAGGCACCGAGACTGTATACGGCCAAGCGGTTGACGCCGCCGTAGCGATTGTTTTGGGTCAGGTTAGCAAAGCCGCCTACGAGCTTGTTAGTGGCGCTGGCGATGCAGTTCCAGAGGGCATGGCAATCGAAGCAGCATTCGGCGCAGCAGTACAGGCTAAGACGGCGTGAGCGAGCAGGAGTGGATTATGTTCTCTGTAATCATACTCCTGCACGTTGTTTATATATTCTGGCCGAGGAAGCGTGGTACACCTTGAGCCAATCGTATTTACCGTTCGGGCCTTCAAGCAGGGCGAGTACGGTGACCCCTATGATGCAGTGTGTACGTTGCAGAAGATGGGGGATGTAGGGTATGTCTCTGGTTGTCACGGCAAACTGAGCCATAAGACCGTCAGGGAGCTGGGTAATGTTGCCGCCCGGTACGGTATGACCAGGATAGAGTGGCGCAGGAGTGCGGATGAGTGATAGACGTTGTTGCTGTGCTGGTAGTCCTCGCCCTTGCTGGAATGGGGTCGCGGTGGATGAGCAATAAAGCTGAATCTACTGACAGGCACAGCCAGTTCTGCATTGGACTGTGTACCCATGTTGAGGAAGACCAGACGGGTAAAGACCCGAACGACCCAGAGACTGAAGAATCAATGACTGTGATAGTTGGTCCCGCAATCGTAGACCACAGCGATAAAGAGGTGGAAAGTGTCGAGTAAAGTTGTTAGGGATGCGCTGAACCAGGCCATGACTACACTGGCCGCGCCTTATCCTGTGTTTGATTTGTCCGACTATGTTTCCCTGGATGAAGTGCTGGCATCCATATCCTCCAACTCGGTCCTGATGCAGTATGTTGTGGCCGGGGATGATATGGTGGACATAGGGGGAGAGGGTAATCAGGGGTGGGAGGAGACCGGGTCTGTCGCTGTCCATATCGTCACCCCAACGGGTTTCGCCAGTGGCCCGGTGGTCACCAAGGGCGATGAGATTAGAGTTGGCATCCGTGGCCGTAGGTTGGCCGGGGATGTTCTAGTAGAATCCTGTACACCGTTTACCGATTTTGGGGCGGGCGGGGTAAATGGCGCGACCCATACCTGGGTAGCGAATTTGTTTTATAGCCGCCGAGTCTGCGGATAGGAGAAATTTATGAGCAGTTCTAACCTGGTCTCGGTTGTTTATACCCCTGAGACAAAATATGGCGAGAAGCCTACCCCGATATCTGGGGTGGTATTGGATACCGCACGTTTTACGAGCGAGTCCCTGTCTGGAACACCGACCACAACGACCAGCGCAGCCATACGGGTTGACCGTATGTCCGGTGGCCAGGTGGTGACGGGTCTTGAAGTCGGTGGGGCGCTGGACTTTGAGCTGGCACCCGGTGACTTTTTCGATGACTTCTTTTCTGCCGGGATGATGAGTGACTGGGTGCCCGCCGAGGATCTGGCGACCACTGTCACACTAACCCCCGATCCCACCGACGACCAAAAGGCCACCCTGACAATTGGCAGCGGTTCCTTTGCCACGCTGGGTGTAGCGGTCAACGATATCCTCCAGCTTGTTCCTGCCACGGGTACGCCGGTCACTGTCTCGGTCATCACCGTGACTAGCGCCACAGCCCTTGTAGTAGCGACCAAGCGGGGCGAGGCTGCGATCACTGGGGTGGCGATGGATGTACACCAACCCGCAAGCCTGGTCATTGGTGCCACGCAGAAGTCCTTCGTGATTGGCAAGACCTACACAGACGTTCCCCATGAAACCGGGACCGACCTTCACAGCCAGACGTACACGGGTTCCCTGGTCTCCGCTTTCAATGTCTCCGCTTCCTACGGTGAGATTGTGACGGGTAACTTTACGACCCAAGGGAATGGCTACTATCAGGAGGCCCCCTCCTATGAGCAGCAAGTAGTTGCAGGGGGTGGTAGTGTCAATCCCGCAGGTACTTCCAACCCGGTGAATGCGTCAATCGATGTACCCCTTGTGACCACTAACGGGGAGGCTACCTCCTTCTGTATTGAGTCATTCACGATTGATCTCAACAATGGCCTGTCTCCTCAGAACTGTATAGGAAAGATTGCCCCCACAGGTTACACCTTGGGGACGGCTGAGATAGCGATTGCCGCCAGCATCTACCTGTCAGATACCAGCTATGATGCCTTCATGCCCGACAAGCTGACCCAGGCGCCTGTGTCCATGACCTTCACCATGACTAACCTTGATGGTGGGTATGCCTTCCACCTCGCGGCTGTGCAGTTAAGCTTCCCCGATCCGTCATCTGGTGGGCAGAATCAGCAGACCATGATTGAAGCGTCAGGCGTTGGCAAGGTTGGGGCTAACGGTGAGTCGGCTATGAAAATCTTCAAACTACTTGGAACCCAGTAATGGACAAGCTGAAAAGCTACAGGCTGGATAAAGCCTTCACCGAGGGCGTGGATATCATTCTGGACCACGCCCCCGATGTACTGTTTAAGGTGCGGCTACCCTCCCAATACAATAGGGGATATATGCAAGCCCTCTATTCGGGGATTGAGCTGGATAGCTTGTCTGGGGTGAAGACGGGGGCCACCCTTATGGGGACCAAGTACGCCCAGCAGGAGGCGTTTGTCGGTCACTGTATGGTGTCGGTAGATGGTGAACCCGTCCCCTCAAACTTCAGGGATGAGTACCCAGCCGCCTTGGATGAGCTGATAGAGAAGGCCACAGTCCTGGCCGGTCAGCTTGATGCCAAGGTGGAAGGCGATGCAAAAAAGTCGCCGCCTTCGTCCAGTGGCAAGGCAAGTGGGCAGGGCGAGAAAAGTTCTACCGGAGCCTTGAACAAGCTGGCAGGCTAAACGCTGACGATGTTTGTCCTGATGTAGTTTTCCAGCGTCCTTTGATTGGGGCGCTGATGGAGTTAAGCACCGAGCGCCCGTCTGGGTTTGGTGCCGGGTTGATACCCGTATCGGTAATATGGAAGTATCTGGACAGGTTCAACCTGCCGGATTGGTGGGAGCCGGTTCTGCTCCAGGCTGATGCGATGATTATTCGGGATATGAACAAAGATGACGCAGGAGCTAAACACAAGAACGATAAAAGCGGGCATCGCAAAGGTCGCGCAGTTCATTCAGGACGAGAAGGTTGATATCTCCCAGGATACGATCAAGACCCTTCAACGGCTTGGAGCATACCCCGAGGTCTATAACTCATGGGTAGGGACAAAGAATAAAGCCAACTTGTATGTGGACCCCGAGAAGTTCTTTCGGGTGATGAGGGCTACCCCCAAGGCATTCGATAAGGACTTTTTCTTTGAGCCTACCGGGTCAAATAGCGAGCTGATACGAAAGGCCACGATAGACGCTTTCGATATTATCTATGCCAGTACGAGGGACTACATCGCAGCCCCCAACGTATCGGGCACACCAAACCAGTCCACGGGTTTCCTGCTGCGCTCCTACCGGATCGAGGTTGACGGGCGATACATCACCTCAACCAATGAGCTGGAAAACATCGCGGGCAATACTGTCCGCATTGTTAACCTGGCAGAGTACGCATCCACCGCAGAGGTCAATGCCCTTTACTATGCCAACACTTCGGGGATTATGTACTTCGCGGCTAACACTATCGCGAGGAAGTACCCCGAGCTGGCTATTAACTTTGGCTGGAACAAAGCAGACATTGTGCAAGGGACGTACCATAATTACGAGATCCCGGTCCTCACGATTGGTGCGAAGGGTACGGTCAACGAGGGGATTGATAAGCCCGGTGTAAGATTGAGGCGCGACAAGCGCAGGAATTTCAGGAGGTCAAACCGTGGCTAAGACTGACGACTACCTAATCAAGATACACCTTGAGCTTCAGAATGCCGAGGAGCTAAAGGTCTTAAATGCCGAGTTGGATAAGACGGCAAAGGCCGCACCCAAAGCCGCAGAGGGTGTCGAGGATGTAGGCAAGGAGGCGACCAAGTCCACCAAGGCCGCAAAGATTCTGGGCTATAGCGTTGGGACCATACTGGTTGGCGCTATGGTTGCTGCGGTCAAGCTATTCAAATCGATGCAGGAGGAGACCCGGTCTTTTGACGAGGCGCTGTCCGATCTTAATTCCTCAATATCCAACCTGACCAACTTTACCCAGGCCATAGACTTCACTGGCTGGATTGATAACTGGAACAAGTCCACCGCAGCTATCCGCGAGTCCGAGCTGGCCCTGCTTAACTTCAGGAACACCGCAGCCTCCGCAGCCCTACAGGATACATTGAAGTCCCTGAATGCCGAGGTCACAGAGCAGGCTGGATTCATGGACCTGGCAAAGTCACTACCCTTTGTAAAGGAGCGGGTGCAGGCGTTTAACTATGTATTCAATGACCTTCTCGGCACGATGAAGGAAGCGGCTGGGGTTACTGATACCCTGGCACTCGAGCAGAAGTTCAGAATTGACCCGGCTACCGCCCAGCAATTGCTGGAGATTGAGCAGCAGTTACGGAGCGGTGCAATTAGCGAGGCCCAATTCGCTGACCAGCTAGTGATCCTTGGGGCCAATACCGAGAACGCTACCCAGGAGTTTTATAAGTTTGTTGAGGCCGCTAACGAACTGAAGCAGGGCGTTGACTCCCTGACCAAGTCAACCGAGTTGGCACAGAGGGCATCCGCCGGCGGGATACTCGCGGGCGGCACCCCAGCCAAAGCAGGCAAGACCCCAAGAGGCGGCACCCTGTCAGAAATTGTACCGAGGGGAGAGAAGATAGACCCCTACGGCGAGGCAATGAATGAACAGCTAGAGCGCACCAAGGAACTGTATGCCGAGCTGTACCCTGATGCTGTAGCCTATGCCGAAACCCAGTTTATGCTTAACGAGGCACTGGCTAAAGGGATTCTGAATCAGGACGAGTACAATAAGAAAATGCAGGAGGCCCAGGTTACTTTCGAGAAGTCACAGGAGCAGTGGACTATCGGGGGTGAACTACTCAAGACGTTTGATGATAACTTTAATACGATGCTGGATGGTGTCTTACAGGGGACGCAAGACCTGAAGGACGGCATCACCGATATGGTTAAAGTAATGATCGCCCAGTTCTTAAAGCTCGCCGCCTATCAAGCCATCTTCAGCGCCTTTGGTATTAATCTCGGGTTGCCCACAACGGCAAACGCTGACGGCAACGTGATTAGTAAAGGTAACGTCATCCCTTTCGCCCGAGGGGGCATCGTCAACGGGCCTACGGTGTTCCCTATGGCAAACGGGGCGGGCCTTATGGGTGAGGCCGGGCCTGAAGCCATCATGCCCCTGAGCCGCGCAGCTAACGGTAAACTGGGGGTCGGGGCAGCGCCCGTCAATGTGGTAGTCAACAACAACGCCGCCGGGGTGGCTGTGAATGCCAGGCAGACCGACCAGGGGCTGACCATTGATATTGTGATGGAGCAGGTATCCGCAGCGATCTCGCGGGGTGGGAATCCCGTGGCAAACGCTTTAGAGAGTAGCTATTCATTGGGTAGGGGCCGGGGGGTTTACTGATGCCAATATCGCCAGAGCTGGCCGAGGTGTACGCTACCGCCCCGACCGATAAATACTATGTGGAGACCCTGACTCTCATCCACCCTATATTTGAAAACGGGGTGCGCCACCTGACCAACCACAACGGGGGCTGGATAGGGTCTATGGGCGACGATTACCCAGGGGGTATAGCTACCTACAACTACGCACCGTTTATCGCCTCACCGCCCTCTGACGCTGATCAGGGGGCCATTAGCTTACAGGTCGCCATAGATAACGCCAGCCGGACGCTGATGGAGGAACTGGAGAGGCTTTCCCAATTCCCCAGCCAGCCCATTGAGGTTATCTATAGGGTTTATCTATCCAGTGACCCGCAGGTTTTACAGAATGAACCCCCACTGAAGCTGTCGGTTGATACCGTTACGGCCACGCAGGACTTTGTGACCTTCAACGCCACCATCACAAGCCTGAGAAACCGGCCATTCCCGTCCCAGCTTTACACCACCCGGCTATACCCAGGGCTTGAGCGGTGAGGAGTCTTGGCGATTTAGTATGGCTCAACCAGTATATAGGACTGCCCTATAGGTTCGGGGGAAGGAGTCTTGATGGGGTGGATTGCTATGGCCTTTGCAAGCTGATTTACGGTGCTCAGTATGGGTTAGTGTTACCCGATTGGGTCACCGATGTGATTGATTTACGAGTCAGAGCGGAGGAGTTCGATAAGGCTGTCTGTAGTGGGGAGTTCACCAAGAAGGACGAGCCGGATGATTCCGATTTCGTTGTGTGCTACCGGACTAAAATGGCCTATCACATGGGGCTGTTTTATGCGGGCGGGGTTGTCCATTGCGTTGACGGGATTGGCTCAGTCTATGAACCCCTCCCCAGGTTTAAACAAAGGTTTAACAAGTTGATTTTCGGGGAGTGGAGACCGTGAGTATAGTACGGGTTTTCTTTAACCCCCTGTCTGCCAAACACAAGCAGGAGTACCCCATTGAGCCGGGTACGCAGATTATTGATTTCCTTGTTGAGCATTTCCCCTCCGGTTTTGATGGGGTCATTAAGGTCTATGTCGGCATAACAGAAGTCGCCATTGAGGACTTGGACCGGGTTGTATACGAGGAGGAACAGGTAACCATCCTTGTCATGCCTTCAGACCCGGCCACTGGCACACTGATCGCCAGCTATGCGCTGAAGTTTGCTATTGCCTTCGCTGTTGGCTATGTCATACAGCTACTGTTCCCGCCCTCAACGCCAAAGGGGTTGAAGTCAGAATCAGAGTCACCGGTTTACTCCCTGAATGCGACCCGTAACGCCTCACGGTTAGGTGATCCAATCTCGGCGCATTATGGGACGGTATCGTTTCCCCCCGACTATGCCTCTGCCCCTTATGTCTGGTATTCGTGGGATTCAAATAATATGTATGTCGATGAGATCCTATGCCTTGGGCATGGGGAGTTCGACATTGAAGATATATTCATAGGGGACACGCCAATCTCAGCAATCGAGCCAGGCTCCATTCAGGTCTGGACGTTTGGCCCGATGGATCACCTCTCAAGGATGGGTAATATCACCTCGACCACCTACGCCCAGGTCCAGGGGACTCCCGCCTATTGGCCTATCTGGGAGAATGTGTTTACCTCGCCAGAGGTTGAAGACTTTACCTTCACCAATGATCGCTCAGAGGCAATAACCACCACCACAGCATTTTCGGGGGTTGCATACGCGACCGCTTACAACCCGGTAACCAAACTGGTGGACCGTGGCCGAATTGACGGGATGCTAACTTCCAGCGGTTTTAGTGAGGGTGACACCATCACCATCACGGGGACTAACTTTAACAACGGATCGTTCCTGATTGCTGCGGCATTAGTTGATCCTGCGGACAATACCAAGACAACCATTTACCAGATCGCCAACCCACCCCAGGGGTTTGCAGATGAAGACCCGATCTCTGGTAGCTTTACAAAGAACTCTCCCGACGATAACTACACAGCCGGTCCCTATCGCGCCCAGAAACAGGGCAAGCAGATCAACGGGGTAGCGGTTGATATCCTATTTAAAAACGGTCTTTACCGGGTAGACGGTTCGACGGGCAAGCGCAAAGAGACCAGCGTTGAAATACAGGTGATCTATCAGGAGATTGACGCTAACGGCCTGCCCATTAATACGCCCATCACTTTAAACCATACCTATACGGCAAAGAAACGCAAGACGCTGCGATCCAGTCTGTACAAGGATCTCCCGAATGGTGAGTATGAGGTTACGGTTAAGCGGATAACCCCCTTCCCTGACGATGATAGGATATTCAACGACCTTACATGGGCAGGACTGAAGGGGATGATGGTGCCTTCAACTGAGGAGGCTTATGGCGAGGTCACCCTGTTAGCGGTCAGGATGAAGGCCACTAACGGACTGGGACAGGCAGCGCGGGAAAGGATACGGGTCACCGCTACCCGGCGATTGAAGACGGCAATCAATGAAATCTCCACTAATCCCGTCACCGTCCTGACCGATATCTGGACAAACACCAAGTATGGACTGGGCAGACCCGTAAGTGAGCTAGACCAGGACACCCTGTTTTTCCTTGGGGTCCAGTGGAAGGACGGCCCCTTCTTTAACGGGTCATTTGACCAGAGAGGTACGGGTTTCGAGGCGATGCAGAATGTCATCTCAATGGTGGGTGGCAAGATAGTCCAGAACGGTGGTCTCACTAGTGTGGCGATGGACCGCAAGCAAACCGTCAGGACTGCCCTGTTTAGCGGGGGCAATATCGTCAAGGGTTCCCTTGAGCTACAGTATACATTCAACACCACGTCCGATTATGACGGGGTGCAGATTGAGTACCGGGACGCTTTCACCTTCCAGCCCGCATTTGTTACCTACCCCGAAGATTCAGCGGCACCGGATACGTTTATCCTCTTTGGGTGTACCGATGACACCTATGCCCAGCAATACGCCCGCTACCTTTACAACGTGAGGACAGGCAGAAGAAAGCAGATCAAGTTCACCACTGAGTTGGAGGGATTACTCCCAAGATTCGGGGATAGGATAGGCGTGGCCCACCCCATGCCCGACTGGGGTCAGTCCGGTGTTATCATTCGGGTGGTAGACGCTACCACGTTTGTGGTGGATAAGATGCTGGACTGGGATGGTGACAGGGTCATGATGTTGAGGGGGGTTACCGGGGTTCCCAGCAGCACCTATACGGTGACCCGAGGCTATGCGGATAATGTTGTTGTGTTCCCTTCTGTGCCTGATGTGCCGGTGAATGGCCCTGAAGGAAAGGAGCCAACCAATTACACATTCGGCATCCCAGGTCAGATTGTGCGCGACTTTATCATGTCAAAGATCACCCCCAAGGGTGAGAAGTTGATAGAGATTGAGGGGCAGAATTACTCTGATGATATATACGTTGGCGCACCGCCACATATGAGCCTGTGATGATTCTCGACTATCCAGAATTCTTCCCCAAACCTAACTGGCAATTCTCAGCAGCCAAAAGCCATTGGCCTGAGCGCACAAATTTTGAGTCAGGCTGGTCAAGGCAAAGGAAAAAATGGCAGGACTCGTATACCGCCTATGATATGACGTTTGAGGTGGATACGGTTCTGTTTGATAAGTGGAACACATGGGTCCAGGCTAACGGCTATAATTTCTTCCGCATTATTTTGGACGATGAGAACCAAACAGCGCAAACAATAAGGTTTATTACTCCACTGACCTATAGCTACACCGCTTATGACAAGGTGGTGATTAACGTCAGTGCAGAGCAATCGAACGTCAAAGAAAACCCACCGCCCAGCCCCCCCTGGTATCCACCTGTCGATCCTGTGGAGCAGGGAGGGTGTTTAGAGTGGACGATAGTAGACACAGGGGCAAAGACTGCGACAGCGTTCTGGACCAGCCCAACTGGTGACGCTCTTAGCACCTTTAACTACAGAATTGAAAATGATCTTCAAATCCTAGTGAAGGACCGCAGGGTGCTCATCCTGCATGGCGCTAATAATATCTACGAGACTACCAACTTTGGTGGCAGCTTCACTGACCAGCCGCTGACCAGCTATCTCCCGGTAGATTCAAACTGGGCAGCGAAAGAGAAGACCTCTGCCACGTTCAGTGGAGCAGCGTTCCCGAACGGAGTGCCCAGCACTCAATTCGCCATTACTGGGTGGGAGTTTGTTGGTAACGACCTCTGGTGTTGTGCCTTAAGGACCAATGGCGACCAGACTGTAGGTAACTATGCGTCAGCGATGATAATAAAAGAGCGCGGTGTAGTTCATACCGGGTGGGGTTGGCGCGGGGCGTCAGAAACAAATGCGCTTAGGTCTACACAGACCGGAGCTGGATGGTATGCGACTAACCTAACATTCGACTTCACATTTGTTGATGGGCAACTCTTTACAACAGGAACGGTAGAGCGGAACGGACAACAAACCCCATACCCCGATATAAAGTGTGGGATGTTTAATGGGGCAGAGGGTCTTGCACTTCAAGACCGAGGCGGGGCGCAGTACAGAGTTAATAGCGTCAACGGTGATGTATTCACCTATGGTCATAATGGTGCGAGTGGTGATACTCAGCAGTACTACCAGATAAAGTCAGGCGTACTCACAGGCAGACCGTACTCAATGGAGTTCACATGGAACGGTGTCCTTTGGGTTGATAACAACCCGATGCCTACATTCCAAGCAGACGCCAACCTAACCACTGGCGCGACAACGGTCTACCCGGCCACCAGAGAACAGAGACCTCAGAAGTGGTTTGCGAACGGTTCTCAAGAGATGACTGCTCTCGCTCGGTCTTCAAGCGCCGCTGGTACATCGTTGACGTTCTACACCAGCATGACGAACGGTGTGCGCGAGTACTACGGAGGAGATGCTTTCTTCGCAAATCAGTACGGAGTCACTGTCGTTCCGGTAGCTGAGAAGGGAGCCTACGTCTATGTAGAGGCGAGCAACAGCCTGTCTCAGATATATGTAAAGGTATCAGCCACAGGAAGGCCGGGGACGTTTACACAAGGGTTCGTCGTAAACCTTCCAGTGAAGCAGACTACGAACACAATACACTCCATGATTAGCTACTCTGCCTCGGAAGCTAAGTTCCTGTACACATATTTAGGTACGGACGGTCTCACCCGAGTGGTCACGTTTGATGACCCCTTTGTGTGTTCATTGTACGAGAACTTATAGGAGATTGCTGGTGATTGATTATCCTGCCACATTACCACTCCCTGACTTCGGGGATTATTATGGGGTAATTGATAAGGGTTTAATTCGGACTGCATACCCTGCCGCCGCACCGTCACAATTGGCGGGGTATAATTCCCCAACCGTCATTATCTCAATGACGTTTTCAATGACTAATGCGCAGTGGACGGATTTTGCCATTTTCGTCAATGACAGTGGGTTCGACTGGTTCAGGATGCCTGTTGTATCCCCAAATGCCCCGGTACTGATTACCTCAACCATGCGGGTCAGGTTCATATCAGACCTTGACTACCAGAAACAGGGCGACAACTGGCTCTCGGTCACCGTCCAGGCTGAGATGGTTTTGGGGGATGAGGATGACCCTAATGCCATGCTAGACCGGAGCTATGACTTTATCGTTGCGGGCACACCTGGCAGTCCGTCTGTCGATGTGATGATTGCAGGCTCCCCCTCTAACCCTTCGCCCACCGCTATAACGGCATCCATTTACAAGTATGAGGCTTCCTGATGAACGTTAACTACCGAATGAACCAGATCATAGGGTCCGAGGCAGACTGGGCAAACAATAACCTTGTTTTAGGCGAGGGCGAGATAGCCCTGTCCATCCAGGCAGATGGCCAAGTCCTTGGCAAGATAGGGGACGGTGCATCGCCATTCTCAGCTCTTGATTTCACCATTGGGGTTAGGGGTATTCCTCTTGAGGGTACAGATACTGACGCACCAGTGACGGGGCTTTTGGTTTTCAAAAATGATACGGTCAATAAGCAGTACACATTCGGCATCCTTGAGGGGTTCTCTACCGATGATATGATCCTCGCCTCAACAGGGGCCAATGTCGCTAATTCAACCTTTAGGGTCTCCATCAATTCACTCACATGGTCTTTCGGGCCTACAGGCAGATTAACGGGGCCGGATATTGTTTATGGCGCTGGGGATACCCTCGTCTACGCAAACAAGAAGTATGTCGATGCTGCGGTTGCGGGGGGTGTGGCCGGGACGTATCTGCCCCTGTCCGGCAACCCCAGTACACCCATGTCCGGCGCGATTTATTCCAGCAACTCCACGCTGAACAAGCAGTACACTACAGGGATCATCGCCGGGTCGGGTATCGATAACTACACGATATCCGCGACAGGAGCGAATAAAATCAACTGCTCCTTCCTGATCAATATGAATGACTACCTCTGGTGGTTTAGGAATACTGGAAGGCTTGAGCTTCCTGATATCGTGTATGGTGCGGGGGATACCCTGGCAGCGACAAACAAAAAGTATGTGGACGCAGCTTTAGCAGTTCTAAGGGCTGAAATTGTTGCGGCTGGTGTAGTTCTTTAACAGGAGAAGTGAAATGAGTGACTTATCAAGTGGTGGTGCCCCTGACTTTCCGGCGTACTGGGGGTTCCCGTCCCAGCCTTTCAACTATTGCACAGGAGAATATACGTCCTGTGGGATGATCTGGTATGGGCCGGAGCCTGCCACTGCGGCAGATGTGGCGGCTGTAGCCAGTGATCCACGGTACAATGGCGCTATAGACATACTGTCACTGTGCGGGACCAATGACCCCAAGTGGACGACCAAGCGGGATGTACTGCTGGCGACCAATCCTGGTGGGTGTTACGTCCAGACCTACACCCCGTAGACCCTAACGACCTGTTTGCGGTCTGTCTTTCCAGAGACCCCGCAGGCAGGCCCCCACATCTTGAGTGCTATCCTCGCTGAACTGATGTGGCTGTAGCCCAGTGCCTCGGCTACCTCCCACAGGGCTGGCTCTCTAACCTCCTCCAGCAACCGCTCCAGCCTGCGCCTTCTCTCTGCCATCAGGAGCCGCTGATAGCTGGCCCCCTCTTTTCTCAATCGATACTTCAGGTCATCAACGGTAATCCCCAGAACTTCGGCGGTGATGTACCTGTAACCCATCCGTAGATCGGGTAGTCGGCGCAGGTGATTCCTTACCCACGCCGACAGGCTCAATCCCCACCTCCCAGTAGTGGCGGCTCAGGCAGCGGCATCCAGTGAGTAATATCATGCCACTCCCAACACTTCCCATCATCGTAAGCGTCATCCCAGTATCGGAAGGCTTTGTAGTTATCTTCGAAAGACGGGTGCTCCCAAATAAGCTCCCCGACATGCACTTCCCCGCTTAGGAGTACCAGCACGGGCGTGTTGTCCTCTGGCAATCTCTCTGTGACAGGTATCCATTTCGGAGCCGCAGCTTCCAGCTCCGCGATGCGGACTAGACATCTTGCGTGGCTGTCGTCACTCATGGCAACCTCAACAAAATAATCATGAGCAGCATTGTGGTGCCCGCCATCCACATAGCCATGCCTATATTGGGTTCACACATCACTCACCTCCCAGCACATCGCGTTGCCTTGTGCATTTATCTCCCGGCGTAGGCCCATCACACGCTAACGGACAGCCCTTCACATAGGGATCGGCGCAGGGGCTTGGTGTTGGGGTTGGGGTTGGTTTTGGCGTAGGGCATGGCTTGGGCTTCTGGATTGTGATCCATGAGTCGGGCACCTCTACCATCGTGCCGTTCTTGTAGATGATCGTGGCGGCTCCTGCTGGGAGTGCCACTGCCATCACTGCTATTGCGATTAACTTCTTCATATTCTTTTCTCCTTGATCCTGCCCCGGCTTTTAGCTGGGTCCCAGCTATCGTCCAAGCGCAGGTGGTTGGGATCTTCCCCGTTCCAGGTGACTAACGGCCACGCATAAGATACCGTCAGCGCCACAACAACTAATGTCCATATGATTAGCTCGATCACACCTTATCCCTCGTTGGAAAGCCCCACTCACACGGCTGAGAGCCGCAGAACTCCTTTGTCGTAATGTCCTCATCACAGGTTGCACAGGTGATAGGCATGGATGCTGCAGCCTTCAACGCCTCGCCCTGTGCTTTAGCTGTTGTAATCAGTCGGTAGACAGCAATCTCCAACTGGGTGACCCTCATGGTCAGATTCTGTAGTTCAGTCACAGCTTCCTCTCCCGCCCTATGGCCTTGTCAAAGTGTTTACAGGGGACGCAGTACCAGCCCTGCCTCTCACCCTCAGTAGCATGGATAATCTGTTTAGCAGGCATTCCACACTGCTCACAGGGCTTCCTCGTCATATCCTGTTGGTGCCCACCGTTCATTGACTTCTCTGCTGTCACGTTCTGCCTCCATGAGCATTTCAGATATATGGGCAAGGCTGGAAGCGGCCTGCTCAACCGCCTCCACCAGACGCTTCAGGAGTCGATGCTCCTCCTCTTCCTTCCTGGTAGCCATCAGAACGGGATGTCCCCGTCATCGAGGTCATCCTGAATAGCCTGCTTGGCCTGCGCCACACCCTTGTTGTACTGCTCACCCCTATCGGCGTTGCTGGTGCCGTCAGTGTAGAACACCTTCACATTGCCCAGAATCGGTGTCCTCTCTGCCCCAGCCTCCCGCTCCTCCTTGGTCTGGGACTGACTGATAAACCCGTTGTTCTCGTACTTATCGACATTCTCGGTGTCGATGAAGGTGGTGAGATCCAGATAGGTTCCCTTTGCCCCCTTGTGCAGCCGAGCCTTGTCTATCTTGGTAACGTCGATCTTGATGGATACGCCGATTTTCATGCCATTACTCCTAAAGCTTCCAGTTTACGTTTAGTGATATCGCTCAGGCCGGCCAGAACGAAGTCCTTTGTGTTCGGTGAGACAGATGGCATCTCAGCGAACAACTCCTCTGCGCCGCTCAGGGTGTCGCACTCATCCAGTGCGTAGATGAAGTCCTTCAGCATCGCGTTGGCCTCAGCCACTGCAGAGCGCACTGCGTCCTTCAGCTTCACCTTCTGGCCCGCAGGAGCGGAGTTGAACAGCTCGGTCATTATCTCATTACCCCACTCATGGGCGATGCGCTTCAGGCCCCAACCGTCCTTGTTCGCCACCATGTCGAGGAACAGCTCCCTCTGCTCAGCGGTGAAGGTAGCCTTCTGCTCCTGCGGAGCCGACTCACCCGCATAGATGTAATGCCCCAATCCGAACATCGCCAGACACTTCACCAGACACCGCATCCTGGCTGAGTTGATATCGAAGGCATTGGGTTTAGAGATAGCCTTGTTCTTGAAATCCAAAACTGGGAGCCACATTGTGTGTTGTAAGTCGTCGATAGTCACTGTAACCCTGACTTCCATAGTGCCGTCGAGGTACATGATATCGTCTTCAAGGCGGTAGGAGGCGGCTGGGAACCGCTCCTTCACCATAGCCCACGCCCATGTCCAAGAGAGGTAGTCGAACCCTCCCTTCTTCTCGGTATGCTCCCTGCAGTCGATTGCAGAGAGTGTTTGCCAGATGGATGTCATATCACAGCTCCGCCGTTGTTCCAGGACAGGGCATCCCAGCTTCGACGGTGATGATTTCGCCAGTCTCAAAGTCCTTACAGTATTTAACATCCTGAGCCTTGGCATTCAGGCCGTACAGGACGATAAGAGCAACAGCGATGGACAGATAGTATTTCATTTGTATTTCCCCTCGGGATCTTGTCCCAGTGATTGCGCGGTATTGCGCTGGTCTTGCTCGTACTGCCGAGCGAAGGCTTTCTCCTCTTCCAACTGGGCATCCAGTTGCAGCTGGGCGGCTTCCATCGCCTCAGCATGGGTGTTTCCCAAGGCCACTACGGTTCTTCCCATAGCGCCTGTAGCGTAGGCTATAAAGCCTTCACGAACTCTGATTTCAGTAGTCATCATCTTCTCCGTAGCTGTTCAGCATGGCCGACACCTCATCGAATATCCTGTCCTGCTCCAGTACCGACAGATTGGGCAGCAAGTCTACAGTCGGGTTATCAATCTCGAACACGCTGAGAATGTCCAGCCCACCAGCCCAGTTCACATCAGGTTCTGCAGGAGAGACTTCGATATTCACCCATGCAGGGCCAGTCTCCCACTCGTTGTCTGTTCCCTGGTTGATAACGATGAAGGGCAAAGTAACCACTTCGGGTG